TCATCAACCAACCTTGGGTTGAATTGCCTGATAATCCATTTGGTCAACCAAAAATTAAGGCAAAAGGTGGTGAAGCAATTTGGTTGAACTCATCTTTGGTATTCTTATTTGGAAATCAAAAAGGTGCTGGTACAAACAAAATTTCTGCAACCAAAGACAAACGAACTGTTAAGTTTGCAATCCGTACAAAAGTTTCTGTTATGAAAAACCACATTAATGGTTTGGGTTATGAGGATGGAAAGATTATTGTTACACCTCATGGATTCTTGGCGGGAAAAGATGCTGCGGAAGAAAAGGTTTCTATTGAAAATTACAAGAAAGAACATGCTGATTATTGGAAAGAAATAATTGGTGTTGATGGTGATTTTGATTTAACAGAAATTGCAGAACCTGCATAAAAACATTTACGTGAAGACACTTTTAGTAGACGGAGATAACTTATTCAAAATAGGATTTCACGGAGTGAGAGACCTATTTGTTGAGGGAAACCATATTGGGGGTGTCTTCCATTTTGTTAATACATTACGTAAACAAATTGATGAGCACAACTACGACAAAGTCTTGGTATTTTGGGACGGTGACGACAACGCATCCGTGCGTCGTAAACTATATCCTAATTACAAATTAAACAGACGACAAGATATGAACGAGTACAAACTCGAATCGTATCACACACAAAAAGCACGAGTAAAAGAATACATTGAAGAATGTTTTATTCGTCAAATAAGAGTAGATATGAACGAGTCTGATGACTTGATAGCCCACTACTGTAAAATAGCACCAGAAGAAAAGAAAACCATCTTATCAGCCGATAAAGACTTACTTCAGTTGGTAAACGAGAACACAACCATTTACTCACCAATCGCCAAAGTGTTTTACACTCACGGTAAGAAAGTTAAGATTGGTACATATGAAATGCCGGCTTGTAATATTCTACCATATAAGATTATTACAGGTGACAAGTCCGATAATATAAACGGAATATATTATTTCGGAGAAAAAACTTTAATCAAATATTTTCCTGAGTTCCTTGACAAACCCGTCAACATTAATGATATTTTAACCAAGGCAAAAGAATTACTTAAGGAAGACGAAAAAAACACGGCACTTAATAACTTAATCAGTGGAAAGACAAAAGACGGAATTTACGGAGAAGAATTTTTTCAAATCAATGAAAAAATCGTGGACTTACAGAACCCACTCATTTCTGATGATGGTAAAGGAATTGTTGAACAATATTATGCCGACACTTTAGACCCTGAAGGTAGGGGTTACAAAAATCTAATACGTATGATGACTGATGACGGGTTCTTCAAGTACCTCGGAAAAAGTGACGATGAATTTTTGAGATTCATTCAACCATTCATGAAATTAACAAGAAAAGAAAAAAGAAAATTTAGACAAGACAAATAACATACAATAAAAATACAAATATGAAAGAAACAGATGTAATTAAGATGGAATTCCTCATCACATTGAATGACAACATTGTTATTCAAAGGTATTTCAACGTTCGTGGGTACAATCCAATGGCAAAGAGTTCATTGAATATGTCCTACTACCTAAAAGACTTCGTATCTCAATTTGAGTACGACCAAAAAATGCGTTCGGTGGTATATCTTTTAGAGAACCAAGAACAAATTATTGAAGACCAAAATGTACTTGATACTTCAAATACTAGCGGTCCTGAAATATTTAATTTCTATATTAAAGTTGGTGAACAGACAATTTGTCATAGAATATTAAACGCCAAAATCCTCCCACCAAAAATTAGATACACCGTAGACATACGCCAGCAAGTAAAAAGTGTGTTAAAGGACTTAACTGACATTTTTTCAGGTGAAAATTTTGTTACGACTTACATGAATTATAGCTTAGTATAACAGTATTTATCACTACCAGTAAAAACAATAAATTATGTCAAACAAGAACTTCGAATATCTAGGTAATACATTTCAACTTCAACTACTAAATCAAATAATTTTAGACAAAGATTTCGCACATTCTATCATTGACGTAATTGAACCATCACACTTCGAGAACAGATACTTCAAAACATTACTCCAACTTATTAAAGAGTATTATGTGAAGTATGATTGTACTCCTTCTTTTGAGACACTTTCACAAATGGTGAAAAGTGAATTCCCTCAAGAGTTAATGTTAAAAATTCTTAACGATACCATTAAACAAGTAAAAGATGCACCAACTGAAGGAGCGTCTTTCGTACAAGAGAAATCTCTTAAGTTCTGTAAACAACAAGAGTTACAGAAAGCGATTACAAAATCACAAAAAATTCTTGACAATGGCGAATTTGAAAACTATGACAAACTTGAGGAATTGGTAAGAACCGCTTTACAAGTTGGGGAGAACAATAACAAAATCGAAGACGTGTTCACAAATTTAGATGACGTATTAAATGAAGATTTCCGTCATCCAATTCCAATGGGAATCACGGGTATTGATAAATTACTTAAGGGTGGTTTAGCAAAAGGAGAACTCGGTGTTATTTTAGCACCAACTGGTGTAGGTAAAACTACAGTTCTTTCTAAGATTGCTAACTCAGCATTTAACAACGGATACGATGTATTACAGTTGTTCTTTGAAGACAATCCAAAAGTAATTCAAAGAAAACACTTCACTATGTGGACAGGTATTGCTCCTGATTTATTACCTTTACATAGAGAAGAAGTTTTGGAAAAAGCTCGTGTAGTGAGAGAAGAAATGACTAACAAGTTGTTTCTTAAAAAACTACCTTCAGACCAACACACTATGACCCAAATTAAAAACATGATTCGTAAGATGATTGCTGATGGTCATAATATTGACATGATAGTCTTGGACTATATTGATTGTGTTGTACCCGATAAAAACATGGGTGATGAATGGAAAAGTGAAGGTTCAGTTATGAGAGGATTTGAGGCGTTATGTCACGAATTATCGGTTGTCGGTTGGACCGCAACACAGGGTAACAGAAGCTCTATATCTTCTGAGGTTGTTACCACCGACCAAATGGGTGGTTCTATCAAAAAGGCACAAGTTGGACACGTCATCATTTCCGTGGCTAAAACTTTACAACAAAAAGAAATGAACTTAGCAACCATCGCAATCACCAAATCACGTTTGGGTAAAGATGGGGTTATATTTGAAAACTGTAAATTTGATAATGAACTTCTCGAAATTGATACTGAAAGTTCAGTAACTTTCTTAGGATTTGAAGAAAAGAAAGAAGACCAAAAACGAGATAGGATTAAAGAATTAATGGATAGAAGAAAACAAAAGGAGCAAGAAACTAACTTGAATTAACAACAAAAAAAATTATATTTAACAAAATGGACGCATCACAAAAGATATTGTCAGACTTAACTGTCTACATGAAGTACGCAAAATTCATCCCTGAGTTGGAAAGAAGAGAAACTTGGGAAGAATTAGTAACAAGAAACATGAACATGCATATTAAGAAATACCCACAAATCGCTGGCGAAATTGTGAACGTATATCAATATGTGTACACTAAAAAAGTATTACCCTCAATGAGGTCAATGCAATTTGGTGGTAAACCAATTGAGATTTCTCCAAACAGAATCTACAACTGTGCTTACTTACCTATTGACCACTTGGACGCTTTCTCAGAAGCAATGTTTTTGTTGTTAGGTGGAACTGGCGTTGGATACTCAGTTCAAAAACACCATGTAGAAAAACTTCCTGAAATTAGAAAACCTAACCCGAATAGAACAAGAAGATTCTTGGTTGGTGATTCTATTGAAGGTTGGGCTGACGCAATTAAAGTATTAATGAAATCTTACTTTGGTGAACACTTGTCAACACCAGAATTTGATTTCTCAGACGTTAGACCAAAAGGGGCTCAACTTGTAACGTCAGGTGGTAAAGCACCGGGTCCTCAACCATTGAAGGATTGTCTTCATAAACTAAAAGGTATGTTGGACGCTAAAGAAGATGGTGAAAAGATGACACCGATTGAAGTTCACGATATGGTATGTCACATTGCAGACGCAGTTCTTGCAGGTGGTATTCGTAGAGCGGCTTTGATTTCATTGTTCTCAGCTGATGACCACGAGATGATTGCTTGTAAGTCAGGTGCTTGGTGGGAAACAAACCCACAAAGAGGAAGAGCAAACAATTCGGCTGCGTTGGTTAGACACAAAATCACAAAAGAATTCTTTATGGATTTGTGGAAACGTGTTGAAGCATCAGGGGCGGGTGAACCTGGTATCTACTTTACAAACGACAAAGATTGGGGAACTAATCCATGTTGTGAAATCGCTTTGAGACCAAACCAATTCTGTAACTTGTGTGAGGTAAATGTTTCTGACATTGAATCACAAGAAGATTTGAACAACCGTGTTAAAGCTGCGGCCTTTATTGGAACACTTCAAGCGGGTTATACTGATTTCCATTACTTGAGAGACATTTGGAAACGTACAACTGAAAAAGAAGCATTGATTGGTGTATCTATGACAGGTATCGGTTCAGGTGTTGTATTGGGTTATAACATGAAAGAAGCTGCTAAACTTGTAAAAGAAGAAAACGCAAGAGTTGCTGAGTTGATTGGTGTTAACAAGTCGGCTCGTACAACTACTGTAAAACCTGCAGGGACTACATCTCTGACATTGGGAACATCTTCAGGTATCCACGCATGGCACAACGACTTTTATATTCGTAGAGTCCGTGTAGGTAAGAATGAAGCAATCTACCAATACTTGGCAATGTATCACCCTGAGTTGGTTGAAGATGAATTCTTCCGTCCACACGACACAGCGGTTATTTCTGTTCCACAAAAAGCACCTGTGGGAGCAATCTTGAGAACAGAATCACCATTCCAATTGTTGGACCGTGTTAAGAAAATTACACAAGAGTGGGTTAGACCAGGTCACAGAACAGGTTCTAATACTCACAACGTATCAGCAACAATCAGTTTGAAATCTGAAGATTGGGAATTGGCTGGTGAGTGGATGTGGGAAAACAGAGACTTTTACAATGGTCTATCAGTATTACCTTATGATGGTGGAAGTTATATTCAAGCACCATTTGAAGATTGTACTGAAGAAGAGTATGAAAGATTATTCTCTAAACTACAGTCAATTGACTTATCAAAGGTTGTTGAATTACAAGACAACACAGATTTGAGTGGTGAGTTGGCATGTGCTGGTGGAGCTTGTGAAATTAAGTAAAGAAAATATAAAAACATCTACTGAGGGGGGAAGTGAACAACTTTCCCCTTCTTCTTTTTATATTGAAAATGGAAAATATGTCTTCACAAAAGAATTTCATTTAAGTCGTGGTTACTGTTGTGGAAATGGTTGTCGTCATTGTCCGTATTTTCCTGCTCACAAAAAAGGGAATACAACTATATTTATAGACAATGGCTAATGGTAAAACATACGGTTTAAGTTTCCCCTTCGTAGATTCTTTTGATGGAAAGTATTTGGACTTAACGGATTACGCTGCTGAGGAAATCAGAAGTAATCTAATTCATTTATTATTAACAAGAAAAGGTTCAAGATATTATTTACCAGATTTTGGTACAAGACTTTACGAATATATCTTTGAACCATTAGATGGACCAACATTTAGAAACATTGAATCTGAAATTAGAGATTCGGTGGAAAGGTACATGCCACAACTACAATTAACAAATATTTCAATTACTGCACCTGATACTGAAGCTGCGGGTGAAACAGTCACAACAGCGGGAAATGTAATAAATCCCGAATTAACCATACCAAATCAGAACGTATCTGAATACACCGCAAAAGTAAGAATTGATTATTCTATTAGTAATGATGTTTTCAATTCAAAAGATTTTGTTATTATCAATATTTAACATAAATGGCTCAAAGAAAAATTTCATACACGGTAAGAGATTTCCAAGCAATTCGTCAGGAACTTATCAATTATACGAGAACGTATTATCCAGAATTAATTGATAACTTTAATGACGCTTCCGTGTTCTCAGTATTTTTGGATTTGAACGCAGCGGTTGCTGACAATTTACATTACCATATTGATAGAAGTATTCAAGAAACAGTTCTTCAATATGCACAACAACGTTCATCAATTTATAACATAGCAAGAACTTATGGGTTAAAAATTCCTGGTCAAAGACCATCCGTAGCCTTAATTGATTTTTCAATTACTGTTCCTGCTTTTGGTGATAAAGAAGATGAAAGATATTTGGGTATTCTAAGACGTGGTAGTCAAGTTAATGGTGCTGGCCAAGTATTTGAAACATTATATGATGTAAACTTTGCATCACCATTTAACCAAGACGGATTTCCAAACAGATTAAAAATTCCAAACTTTGACCAAAATGGAAACTTGGTTAACTATACGATTACAAAAAGAGAAACGATTGTAAACGGAATTACAAAGGTATTCAAAAGAGTAATAACACCAAACGATGTAAGACCTTTCTTTGAATTTTTCTTACCTGAAAAAAACGTATTGGGTGTAACATCTATTATTCAGAGAGAAGGTACCGCTTATTCCAACGTACCAACAGCTCAGGAATTCTTAAGTCCAAATGGTAGATGGTATGAAGTACCAGCCTTGGCTGAAGATAGAGTGTTTATCGCGGACCCATCAAAACCATCTGATGACCCGGCAATTAAAGTTGGAACATACATTCAAACACAAGATAGATTTATTACAGAATACACACCTGAAGGGTTTATAAAACTTACTTTTGGTGGGGGAACAAATACCGCTGAAGACCAATTAAGACAGTTCACAACTTTGGATGTTCCATTAAAAATTCAAAGATACCAAAATAATTCGATGTCTTTGGGTAATACACCACAAGCAAATACTACAATCTTTATTCAATATAGAATTGGTGGTGGTTTGGCGACAAACTTGGGTGTAAACACAATTACACAAATCGGAGCTGTTGATTTTTCAGTTGTTGGTCCATCAGATATTCTTAACAACCAAGTAATTAATTCATTAACTTGTAATAACGTAACCGCAGCTATTGGTGGGGCTGGTTATCCATCTACTGAAGAAGTTAGAAACTATGTGACATTTAACTTTGCAGCACAAAACAGAGCGGTTACCATTCATGACTATGAAGCGATTATAAGAAACATGCCTGGTGAGTTTGGTGCACCTGCTAAAGTATCTATTACTGAAAATAACAATAAGATTAATGTACAGGTCTTATCATATGATGCTAGTGGTAATTTAACATCAGATGTTTCACAAACATTAAAACAAAATTTGGCAGAATATCTTTCTAATTACAGAATGATTAATGACTACGTAACTATCGGTAGTGCTGAAACAATTGACTTGGGTGTTGAAGTTTCAGTTGTATTAGATTCAACACAAAACTCGGGTGTTGTCATATCTAATGTTATCGATAGGGTAACAACATTCTTTAGTCCTGCGGTTAGAGGATTAGGTGAAAATATTCTTCTTTCAGAATTAAGTAGAATTATCCAAGCTGAAAATGGTGTTGTCAGTTTGACGGACATTTCAATTTTTGGTAAAGTTGGGGGACAATATAGTTCAGCTCAAACATCAATGCCTTATTCAGATGAAGCAACAAAGAAAATTTCTTTAACTGATAATACCATATTTGCAGAGCCAAGTC